ATGGCACGTCTCAGCTACCTTCTTCGACGTAACGGGAGCTACTATGCTCGGATGCGAGTGCCAATCGAATTAGTCGATGCAATTGGCAAAAAGGAGCTTGTGAAGGCTCTCGGCACTAAAGACGAGAACGAAGCTAAACGCTTGATGTGGCGGGTGGTGGAGGGATGGAACCGGGAGTTCGATGAACTCCGTTCACGGCGCGACATCACGCCAGATGACCAGGCCGTTGCAGTCTGGCAACGGTACGAAGAGATCACCGAACAGTACGACCAAAAAAGCCGAACGTTGCCTACATCGGCTGAAATCGAAGTTGAGGAAAGCCGTGTGATGCGTCGGCTTGAGAAAGGTGAAATTCGGTCCGACCTGATAAGCACCGTCAATGCCTACGCCGATTATGAGATGATGCTGAGCGCTCGCACCGACGATGCCAATGTTCGCGCCCGTCGCCTAGCAGCGCTCAGGCGCGCACTAAATGGCGGCGACTTCAAACTTGTGGAGTCGACGGCTCAAAAGTTCGTTAGCAACAACAGACTTCTGATCGATTCCGGCTCCGAACAATACCGAGAGCTCTGTTCAAAATTGATGCGTTCGGAGATCGAAGGTTTGCAGCGCACTCTTGAACGCGACGACGGCGACTATTCCGGCATTCCAAAAGACCCAATTGTAAAGCCCGCGACCGGTAAAGCTCGTGAAACCGCAGAGCCAGGAGAAGAGACCATGGAACTGTTCGAGACCTACGCGAGCGAGAACCCAAGGAACATTACTGCCGACACAATTAACCAGGCCCGCCGCGACATAGGAAGCTTCGTTGATTATGTCGGCAATACCTGTCCGGCGCACCGGATCGATAAGAAGGCTGTCCGCGAATGGAAGGCGCTCTTGATGAAATACCCAGTCAAGGCAACTGAAACCAAGGCGTTCGCAGGGATGAGGCTTGTCCAGATCATCAAGCACAATGAGACAGTAGGTAAACCCGTCCTGACACCGCGCACCGTCAATCGCTACCTGTCGAGTCTTGGCGCATTCTGCAATTGGTTGGCGGCCCATGGATACTTGGATCAAAGTCCGACCATCGGTATGTCCCTGGCGAAGGTGAAGAAGAAAAGCACCCTACCCTTCACGACAGAACAGTTGAACACTCTTTTCAAATCTCCGCTCTTTGCTGGATGCCAAAGCGCGGCGGCATGGAGCACGATTGCCAAGCCGGGCAATGAAAAAATCCGCGACCATCGCTTTTGGGTTCCACTCATAATGCTCTATTCCGGAGCGCGCCCGGCAGAGATAGCGCAGTTATCCATTGACGACATTCGAGAGCAACACGGCCATTGGATAATGCACATCACGACCGAAGGCGGCGGCGATAAGAGCGTGAAAACCGACGGCTCGATGCGCGTCGTGCCGGTTCACAAGGAACTCATAAAGCTCGGCTTGCTCAATTATCAAGCTGGGATGAAGTCGGCAGGACAGGCCCGGCTATTCCCTCAAGCTGAACGGAACTCGCGTGGTCAGATGATTGCCGACTTCAGCCGTGAGTTTGGCCGGTATCTCACGCGGATCGGAATTAAGAACGGTCGCGGTTTGTCCCTGTACAGCTTCCGCCACGGCGCTGCTGATGCACTTCGCCGCGCCGGGCACCTTGATGAACAATTCGGCTTCATCCTTGGCCACACCAGCGGCACCATGACGGGGCGATACGGGAATCTGCCGGAAGGGATGCTTGAACAGCGGGTGGCGCTGATTGACTCGATAGCCTATCCGGGCCTGGAATTGGATCACCTTAACTCGATCTGATTATTTTCCTAATACATAGGATTATTTTCTTGATACCAGATTCGACACATGAGACAATATTGCCAAGTTCAAATCGACTTGGAAATACCAATGTATCAGACTGCATTAAATGGAATTAAGAAAACTCTAGGGTTCACGCCAGAAAAGAAATCATACTCACTTACTGATCCCATTTCGATTGACATATTTGGTGGAAACCCAACAGCTTCCGGCATGCCTGTTACGGCAAATTCAGCACTACACAATGCAGCAGTGCTTCACGCAATCCGCCTGATTGCTGAAACAATTGGTTCTCTTCCTTGTAAGCTCTACCGCGAGGAAGCCGACAGCAAGGAACCAGCCAAAGACAATTCAAGCTATCGCCTTGTTCATGACCGGGCGAACGAATGGACCAGCGCAGGGCAGATCCGCGTCGATTTGACGACCGACGCCCTTATGCATGGCGCTGGCTTCGCCGAACTGATCCGCTTCGGCGACGGTCGGCCTTTTGAGCTTCACCGGCTCACGCCCGGCACGGTTCGACGCTGCTTTGAAGACAATGGCGAACCCTACTATCTGATCCAACTTTCGAATGGCCAAACCCGGCGGCTCTCCTTCCGTGACGTGCTCTATGTGTCGGCATTCAGTGGCGTGTCACCGATCAAGCTCGGCAAGGAAGCCATCGGTGTGGCGATGATTCTTGAGCGCCATGCTTCGCAGTTCTTCGGCTCCGGGACACGTCCATCTGGCGTGATCTCCAATGATGACAAAGCGCTCAATGGCGACGCTGGTGCGAAAACGATTTCCAACATTCTCAAGTCCTTCCGGAACTGGCGGCAAAGCGCGAATGGCGACCCCCTGATTCTTGACGGCGGTTGGAAGTTCGATCAGCCCGCAATGACCTCGACCGATGCGCAGTTCCTCGAAAACCGAATTGAGCAGATCAACGAAATTGCCCGCATTTTTGGCGTACCGCCATCGATGCTCTATCAGCTTGATCGCGCCACCTGGGGCAACGCCGAACAGATGGCCGCAAGCTTCCTACAGCTCTGCCTTCGCCCATGGCTCGATAAATGGCAGGACGCTTACGCCACGGCGCTACTGACCGAAGACGAGCGCGACACGCACTATTTTGAGTTCGTAGTAGATGACCTGCAACGCGCAGATGCAGCGGGCCGGGCTGAAATCTTCAGCAAGCTAGTCGCCATGCGCGCCATGACCCCGAATGAAGTCCGCGCCGCGATGAACCTTCCGGCGATGGACGGCGGCGACGAACTGGCCAACCCATACACAACAACCACGCCGCCGAACGGCAGCAATGACAACGCCCGACCGGCGAAGGAATCAGCGTGACACACATCGCATTTTTTGGAGATGGCGAAAAAACCTTCCTTCTTCCTTCCGAACAGATTCTTGAACTTGAGCGCAAGACCGGCACCGGCATTGGTGCGATCTACGCCCGAGTGATGACCGGACAGTTTCAGTTCGATGACATCATTGAGGTGATCCGGCTCGGCCTTATCGGTGGCGGCACGACGCCGATGGAAGCACAGGCGCTTGTCGAAGCCTATGCCAAGCCAACGCCGATCATCGAAGTATTCCAGCTTGCTGCCGATATTCTCGAAGCTCGATGGAGCGGCAAGGTCGAAACTGAAACCGTTTCTGGTTTGCCAGCATGACCGAACGTCTCGAATTCAAAGCGGCCCTCACGGTTGACGATACCGGTGAGATCACCGGCATGGCGTGGCCATTCGGTTCACCGGATCGCGTCGGCGACGTTATCGAAAAAGGCGCCATTTCAATGCCTGCCAGCGTTCCGATGCTGTTCGCCCATGATCAAGGGCAAGTTATTGGCATCTGGGATCAGCTCACAGAAAACAGCGATGGCCTGACCGTCAAAGGCCGGTTGCTTGTCGAAGATGTTGAGCGAGCCCGTGAAGTGCGCGCCATGATCCGCAGCAAGGCAGTTACCGGCTTGTCTATCGGTTTCGTGACCAAAACCGCCAAGCCCCGCCAACACGGGCGCACGATTACCGCCCTCAACCTCCACGAAATCTCAGTTGTCGCGATCCCATGCCATCCGGGCGCGCAAATCACGTCGATCAAAGCCGCCGATGGCACGGCAACGCAAAAGGAAAATCATATGGAAAATGAACTCGAAAACACCCAGGCACCAACCGCCGACCCGGTGATCGAAAAGAAGGACTTCGACGCCCTGAAGGCTCGCCTCGACAAGATGGAAGCCAAGGCCAATCGACCGGTTGCAGCTAACAACAACAACCCTGACGGCTCGAACGACAACATCGAACGCAAGGCGCTCGCAAGCTTTGTGCGCACCGGTTCCGATATTGAAGTGAAGGCGGCAGCGTCCGACTCCAATGTCGATGGTGGCTATTTCGTATTGCCAACTGTGGACCTGTCCATTCGCAGCCTCATGACTGACCTTTCACCGCTGCGCGGACTGGCTGAAGTTGTCACTATTTCGAGCGATACCTATGAGCGCTTCTATTCGCTCGGCAAGCGTGGTGCGCAACGAGTTTCCCAGCGTGACGATCGCCCGCAGGACACGGCACGCCCGGAACTGATCAAGCACAGCTACGGCGTCGGCGAATATTATGCTGCACCAGCCGCAACCCGTCATTTGCTGGATGATGCCAGCGTCGACATAGCAGCATGGTTGCTCGACAACGCCGTTCATGATTTCGCAGAAACCGAAGGCGAGGATTTCCTTACCTACACCGGTATGGACGGCTTTCCGCGCGGCTTGCTCGACTATCCCACCGCAGCCACAAAGGACTTCACCCGCGAATGGGGAATGTTTCAGTTTGTCCCTGCAGGCCATGCTAGCGCACCGACCGACGACAATCTGGCGAAAGCCTTAATCGCGCTCGTTAGCTCGCTTCGCCGCCCCTACAAGGGTAACGCCCGCTTCCTGATGAATTCGGCAACGGCGCTTCGCCTTCGTCAAATTCAGGACACCACCAAGCGCTTCCTTTGGGCACCGACAGGCAACCTGATTGAAGGCATTGATCATCCGTTGCTCGGCTTCCGCGTCGAGATTGACGACAACATGCCCGACATTGGCGAAAACGCCTTCCCGGTCGCCTTCGGCGATTTCCGGCAGGGATACGTGATCGTTGACCGGCACGGCATCCGCGTCGAACGCGATTCTGTGACTGTGAAGGGCCGCATCCTATTCGACACCTACAAGCGTGTCGGCGGTGGTGCTGGCGACTTCAACGCCATCAAATTCCTGAAAATCGCAGCGGCATAAGGAGACCCATCATGCGCGATATTTATTCCGACTTCGGCATTGCCGCTACCATTGCTCCGGCAGTTCAAGCCGCCACGATCAAGGGAACGGCAGTCGATACCAAGGGCTTCGGCTCTGCCATGCTGGCCATCAATACCGGCGCGATCGTTGGCGATGGTCTTTACAGCGTGAAGCTTCAGGAAAGCGACACGACCACAGACGGCGATTTTGCTGATGTTGCCAGCGCTGACCTTCTTGGTGAGCTTCCGGCAGCACTTGCCGCAGCCACGGCCTATAAGCAGGGCTATATCGGCAGCAAGCGCTACATTCGTGCCTTGATCACCAAGGCCAGCGGCACCAGCATCGCTGCTGGTGCGGTTGTGATGCTCGGCCATCCGAACATGGCTCCGGTTGCCTAACCATGACCTTGTCGCTCGCAAATGACGAACAGACGCTTACGCTCGGTGGAAACACCGTGCGCTTGCGTCCGTCATTGCGGGCGGCGGCTCGCCTTGAACGCCTTCACAACGGCCTCGCAGGTCTCAGCCGTAGCATTAGCGAATTCCACATCGGCACTATCCGGGACATCATCAAAGCAGCCGCGACCGACCACGACCAGGCAAAGGCATTCATCGCCGCCTTCGACGCCATGCCATTGAACATCGTAGCAAGCACCGTGGCCGCGCCAATCATCGCCTTGATCACCGGTTGCGTTCCCGCTTCAAGTGACGATGACAAGCCATCCACAACCGGCAAGCCCGTGCCTTGGCAGACCGTCTACAAAGAGCTTTATCGCATTGCGACCGGTTGGCTCGGCTGGACACCGGAAACAGCCTGGAACGCCACACCGACCGAAATCAATGAAGCCTTCACCGGGCACGTTGCCAAGCTAAAAGCTATTCATGGCAGCAATGACAACGAAACGAGCGCTCAACAGTCTCTTCCCTACTCTGCCGATCATCTCAAAGAGATAGACGCGCAAGGGTTTGATCCCGCGTTCGATCGAGACGGGTTAACTTCCGTTCGGAACCAGATCGCGAGGAAGCGCTAATGTCACGCCCACCCCGTATCTGTTCTTGCGGCAATGTCGTGCCGCACGGGTTCACCTGCCAATGCCAGCGCCAAATGACACGCGAGCGCAACGCCCGGCATGACACCAACCGGCCTTCAGCCCGCCAACGTGGCTATGATTCACATTGGGAGAAAGCCCGCGCGGATTATCTCATAGCGCACCCTCGCTGCCAGTTTTGCAGCGAAGTAGCCACAACTGTTGATCACATCATCGCTCATCGCGGCGATCGTGGCTTGTTCTGGAATTCCGCGAACTGGCAACCCCTTTGCAAACGTTGCCACAACAGCGTGAAGCAGCGGATCGAGCGTGAGGCGGGGGTAGTCTCTAACTTGCAAGCGTTTGAGGGGACCGGCGGGGGGAGCACCGCGCAAGAGACGTCCGAAATAACTTTTTCTGAAAAGGCCAAAACTTCATGAGTGCCGTCACCCTTGCGCTCGCAAAAGCGCACATGAACATCGACGGCACTGCCGACGATGAACTGATCCAACTCTACATAGACGCGGCTGAAACCTTCGTCGGCAATTATATCGGCAAGCCCCTCGCCGACCTCGACCCTATGCCGGACGATTTGAAGCTCGCGGTGCTGAAGCTGGTCGCCTTCTACTACGAACAGCGGGAAGCCGTTGCCTTTGGCATAACCATGCAGATTGCGCCCTACGGCGTAACCAGCATCGCCAACTCCTACCGGGAAAATTGGTTTGGTGAAGATGGCGAATAACGACAACGGCCTCGCCGCAACGATGGCGGCTTTTGAACGTGCTCGGACAACGCCACGGGCCACAATTTTACCGGCTCTCATCAAGTCCGGAGAAGAACTCGCACAAGCCCAAAGTGCTCTCGCTGAAACGTCGCGGGATTCGGGGGCATTGATCGACAGCATTGAAACTACACTGCCTGGCCAATCGACACCGCCCTACTCGCAGCCAGGTGGCTCGCGAGTAGCTGGAGAAACTGAAGTGCTCGTAACCGCTGGCAATGCAGCCGTTCGCTATGCGCATCTGGTTGAGTTCGGAACCGCGAACGCTGAAGCACAGCCATTCTTTTGGCCAGCCTTCCGGCTGCTACGGAAGCGTCTGCAAAACCGCATCAATCGCGCTGCAAAGAAAGCCGTGAAAGACGCTTGGGGCAAATCATGATTGAGCCAACATTAGCGCTTCAGAGCGCCATTCGTTCAGCGCTCACAGCCTCACCGGACGTGACAGCCCTTGTTCCCGCTGACCACATTCGCAGCGGTAGCACACGCCCGGAGAAGCTGCCGACGATCATCATGAGCAATGGCCGAACCATGTTCCTTGGCAATGCGTCAGGCTCGCAATACATCGCGCGCGTTCTTTTGGACCTTCACATTTGGGCATTGGAGGATGGCGCGGACACAGCGCAAGCGATTGGCTTTGCCGTCTGCACGACGCTAAAGACAGCGCCCGACGCTGCCGATTTCAGCTTCGATGAATTCAGCCTGCCCGCCGTTCGTTGGATGCGCGACCCTGATCCTGACTTGTCCTACACTCACGGCGTTGTCGCCATCGAAGCAGTCATTCGGTGGACCGTATGATGCGCGCTGGCAAGCTTGATCGCACAATCACAATCGAACGGCTTGCCGAAACGATTTCACAGACGGGCGCGGTTTCATCCGCCTGGACAAATATCGCCACGGTTCGCGCTGAGATCGTGACACAATCAGCGACTGAATTCCTGAACGGGTTTGGCGAAGCTGAAGACGGCAGCATCGTTTTCCGTATCAGGCATCTTTCAAACATCTCGACCGCCGACCGCGTGATCTACGACGCGACAGCATACAACGTGAAAGAGATTTCCGAGATTGGACGGCGGCGCGGGCTCGAGCTTCGCACGGTGGCCACATCATGACGCGCGGCCTGAAACCTTCGACCATCACGCCTGGCACATCACCGGTAGTCCGTGTTCCGTCTGCACCGTCCTATCTGTCCAAGGAAGCCAAAAGCGAATGGCGGCGTGTGGCACCGATCTTGGTTCGTGAGCGCAAGGTGCTCACAGTTGCGGACCTGGCTACCCTTGAAAACTTCGTGATCGCCAGCGGCACCATGCGCGAAATGCACACGCTGCTTCAGGCTGAAGGCTATGTTTTGCCGAACGGAAAGAGACACCCCGCTGTAGGCATCCTGACAGCTATGCAGCAACAACAACTCCGATGCGCAGGCGAGCTTGGCCTTACACCTACCGCCCGATCGCGCGCCGTTATGATCGGCACCGACGACGATGATGACGACAACCCGCTCGCAGTGACATGATGGCGAGCACCTACCCCGAATGGATTTTCGACGGCAGCCCGATAGACGACCCCTTTGGCTATGGCGAGCGGGCCGTCCGTTTCCTTCGGCTACTCAAGCACCCGGCAAGCACCGCACCGAAATCAGCATTCCAACTGTTCGACTGGCAAGAACGCATTATCCGCCGAATTTACGGGCCGCGCCATCCGGACGGCAGACGCATAGTCGAAACCGTGTTTTGGATGATCCCGCGTGGCAACCGAAAGACAAGCCTTGCCGCTGCGCTGGCGCTGCTTCACACCATCGGCCCGGAAAGAGTTCCTGCCGGGCAGGTAATCTTTGCTGCTTCCGACCGTGAGCAAGCCGGTCTTGGCTTCAAGGAAGCGGCCAATATCGTCCGCATGGACAAGCGCCTGGTCGCGGCGACAAAGATTTATGACGCTCACAACTCGGCAAAGAAGATCGCCTTCAAAGCAGAAGGCGTCGAGCTTCAGGCAATTTCCAGTGATGGCGCGGCACAGCACGGCAAAACACCATCCTTCGTGCTGGTCGACGAGATACACGTATGGAAGGGCCGCGATCTTTGGGAAGCGCTGAAGTCCGGAATGGTAAAAACCAGCGGCACCCTCATGGTGATCGCCACGACTGCCGGGCGCGGCTCTGAGAATATCGGCTTTGATCAATACGATTACGCCCGCCGCGTGGCATCGGGGGAAATCGAGAACCCCGCCTATCTGCCCATTATCTTTGAAGCTGCCAACGACAACGATTGGCAGGATGAAGATGTATGGCACCGCGTTAATCCCGGCTTGAAGTACGGCTTCCCTAACCTCAATGCACTTCGTACGGCAGCCAAGGAAGCCGAACACCGCCCGGCAGACCGTTACGCATTTAAGCAATTCAATCTCAATGTCTGGATGGCGCATTCCCGCGATCCGATTTTCGATATGGCTGTATTCGACAGCGGCAAAATGCCGATCGACCTTGCAGACCTAGAAGAACTGCCCTGCTTCATCGGAGTCGATATGTCGGTGAATGGCGATCTGACTGCCGTTGTCGCCGCATGGCGGCATGATGATGGCCGGATCACAGTTCATCCTTGGTTCTTCGTGCCAAGTGAAGGTCTAAAAGGACGGGCAGAACGCGATGGCGTTCCCTATGAGCAATGGCGTGATGAGGGTCTTATCAACGTGATCGAAGGACCGGTGATCGAACCGACCGAAGTCGAAAAACACATTCGCGAACTTTGCGCCCGTTTCGATGTTCGGGAAATCGCATTCGATCCTCATCTTGCTCGCATGACCATGCAGCGCCTTCATGATGACGGCTTACCGGCAATCGAGATGCGACAAGGCCCGCTCACCATGGGTCCGGCCATCGGCACACTTGAGCGCGTGGTGAATGGCCGGGCGCTCCGCCACAATGGTCACCCGGTCCTTCGCCATCACTTTGACAGCGTCGTTGCGTCGCGAAACGACACCGGTCTGGTTCGGATGCACAAAGCTAGAAAGACCGATCGGATCGACGGCGCGATTGCCGCAGTTATGGCGGTTTCCCGTGCCGCTGCAAATGACAATCGCCGCTCAATCCTCGACATGGACCCCGACGAATTCAATCGGTTGGTCGCAGAAGCAGCATAGGAAATTCAGATGGAAGACACGCAACGCCTTGTGGTGAGCCTTGAAGCCCGCCTGACCAAATATGAAAAAGACATGGCGCGCGCCGGGAAAGCCACGAACGACAATTTCCAAAAGATGGAGCGACGTTCTACCCGCTTCTCTCAGAATATGGTGAAGTCGACCGGCAGGGTAAACACCGCGCTGGCATCGACCGCCGCAAGAGTTGGATCGCTTTCCAAGCTTTCGGGATTCAACGTATTTACAGCCGGGGCAGTTGCAGCTCTCGCACCGGTGCTTTCCATATCCGCAGCCTTGATGAAGGCGCGAGATGCTGTCACCAGCTTTGACAAGATCGCCAAGAACGCAAAGGCAACCGGGCTTGATTCCGATTTCTATCAAGGCCTCATTCACGGCGCGGACCTTGCCGGAGTGGGTGTAGATGAACTCAATGCTGGTATGGTCGCTTTTATCCGCAATAGCGGCCTTGCAGCGGTCGGCCAGGGCGAGCTTGCGGGCAAGTTGAAGGAACTGAACCCGGAATTGCTGAAGCAGCTTCAAAGCGCCAAGACGCAAGAGGAGCGGTTTCGCCTGGTCGCCGACGCAGTCAAAGCAGTCACCTCCGAAACACAAAAAGCGGCGATCGCATCGGCAGCATTCGGGCGCAACGGCGCGCGCATGGTCGAACTTCTAAAGGACGGCGCGGACGGACTCGACGCAATGGCGACCGAAGCTCGCCGCCTGGGGCTTGTGATCGACCGCGATGTGCTCGCCAAATCCGAAGCGATGAACGATCAATTGAGTATCGCCACGCGCATTATGGACGCTGAATTCAAGAAGGCGCTTGTAGACCTCGCACCGGTCCTCGTTTCGACAGCGCGCCTTGCCGCCGATGTTGCGGGCGCTATTCGCCAAATCGTTGACGCCATGAAGGGGCTTGAAACCAAATCGAAGGCCGGGCTTCTGGAAATGCTGGCCGAAAAGGAGGCCAATCTCAAAAAAGCCGAAACCTCATCTGTTGCCGGGTTCATCCTTAGCGGTGCGGATGGCGAGGGGTTGGACCGGTTGAAAGGCGAGATCGCCGGGATCAAGGCCGAACTGAAAAGCCGGGCGATCGATGAACTGCGCGGCGGGCTCAATCGACAAACTGCCGAATTGCAGCGCAAACCGGATGATATTCCCGATACCGGCAATGGCCGATCGACAAGCCGCAACAAAGCCGCTGAAGCCGCATTGCGTGAAGCCGCTGCCGTCACGGATCTGATCACCGACTTGCAGGCCGAACGCAACGAGATCGGCATGAGCGATGTCGAACGGGATAAAAGCCGGACGCTTCGCCGGGCCGGGACAGGCGCAACCGCAGAACAACGGCAAGAGATCGGTCGATTGATCGAAGCCATAAACGTCGAGAAGGAAGCACAACAGCAAGCCGCCGACACGGCGGCTTTCTTCAAAGACAGCACCTATCAGGCATTCACCGACCTGATCCCGACGATCGAGACGGGCAACGCGGCACTAGACGGCTTCATCAACCGGCTGATCGAAGCCGTGGCACAAGCTGCGCTTCTAGGCGAAGGACCGCTCGCTGGCATGTTCGGTGGCACCGGTGCTGGTATCATCGGCGCGTTGTTCGGGTTTGCCGGTGGCGGCTATACCGGCGATGGCGATAAGAACCAACCGGCAGGTATCGTCCACCGTGGCGAATTTGTCATGAGCAAACGGGCAACCAAGAACATCGGCATCGACCGTCTTACTGCGCTACATGGAAGTGCTTTGCGCGGCTTTGCGGACGGGGGATATGTCGGCACGGCACCGTCGATCCTGAAGCCGGACTTTCAGCCAGCGAACCAGAATGTTGCGCAGACAATTTCGATCAGTGCACCGATCACGATTGAAGGCTCCGCCGGCACACCCGATCAAAACGACGACCTGGCCAAGAAAATGCAGCGCGAACTTGAGGGCACCATGCGCGGCGTAGTGGCTGATGAGTTGCGCGTGCAGATGCGGCCTGGCAACATGCTGAACAACGGAAAGAGGTAATCAAATCCATCCGGATTCTATATTCTAAATTTTTGTAACGAAATAGAAAGCGTAGTTTGCTACGGATGACACAATAAGCCCTATAAATACGTCACGAACAAGCCTAAAGGGTTCTTTGCTCTGTTCAAAGCGAAACTCTTTCATACTTTTTTCCGCTTTTTTATTTAGTACAACATAAGATTTTTTCTTACTTCCGGAATTTCCTACCCATATAGAGAAAAAAATCATTGATGCAAAAAATATTATATAATACAATATTTGAAATGCAGATGGCCCAACCTCAAGGTATCTCCTCAATACCTCTATTGTTGAGCTATAAAATTTTTCAATTCCGTCATTTTTATTAAAAATTGGAGTAATTATATTGTCTATTTGCGCTTTTGTTCTGTAGTAATCCACTATTACAGGAACACCAACGGAGGACGCAAGAAAAATTGAAACAAAAATACTTCTTACAATACTTATAAGCTTGTATGGAGTTTTTTCATCAATGATAAAATCGTCTAATGACGCCTTTAACATATTATCTATGTCTTCCGCCCATGTTCGCTCCGTAGATCTTATCAAATAAACAATTCCATAAGTATCGTAATTACTCCCAGTAATAAAAACCCCAGGTTTATACGATCTACTCAAAAAATTGTGAGAAGAAAATGCTTTAAAATCGATTTCTTGTTTTTCTGGTATCTCTTTTCCGGGGAAAAAAATTAAATACGTAATAATAAATTTGATAGATACAGTTTCTGAATTTGATGTGTCAACGTAACTTGAAAATGTTTCAATGTTCGAGATAGTACGAATATGCCCATCTGCGTAACCAATCTTTGCATTGAACTCGATTAAGTCAAATTCGTTCTGTTGAGCAATTCTTTGTTCAATGAGCTGAATTAGATGATTTACACCTTCTTTATTTAAGTCGAACTGACCTTTAATGGGCCTCTCAATTTCATAAGGTTGCCCCAATAGGCTTTTCACAAAATCTCCAATTTTTTCACGCTTTACGCGAAAAGAAAAACCTGAGGAACCCTCACCGTCTCCGTCCTCTGAGAGTATTAGTTGATTTGCCATCTTTGCCCCATTCATCTGAAATAGATAGGAATCTTTAAGGCGAGAGGCTCGCATAGATCGTTGCTTTTCTCAAATCCGTTTTGGATTGCCTAATCAAGCCATAAGTCTCGCTTTGATAGGCGGGGAGAGCCCTTGGCTGCCCCCCCCCCGCCTAAGTACAAAATTGCTGCGACCGTTCATACGCTGTCTAACCCTTGAAAGTCGGTTAAGGGCCGAATGTGTCGACGCAAATTCCGCCATAACCCGCACCCGCGATCTCTTGTCGGGCCTTGCTGGATTCTGTTGTTTCGTGTATATTGGTGGTCACAATAAGGAGCCCGTCATGGCGAACCATATCAAACTACCTGCAGAGCGAATTCAGCAGTTAAGCGCACTCTCTAAAAATCTGAATATGAAGATACCAGATTGCATCGCGATGTTCATCAACGAACAGATCGCTAAGGGGAATTTGCCTGATGAAGTGCCTGGAATGAAAGTCGAGCGCGCTGGCGACAGGGTCAAGCTTGACCTCGGCACTTTCTCCAAGACACTCACACGCGACCTGGCGAAATCCTATGCCGATACGATCAGGGGCATTACCGGTCCCATTCTGAAGCCATCGAAGAACAATCCATTTCTTTCAGACGCCAATCTCGGCGCTGTGAGAAGGGGAATGAGCGTCAAGCTTCTGGACCTTGATACCGGCGCGGAGAAGACCGTTTCCCGCTCGGTCGCCAATGACTTTGCCGCCAATTTGAGCAAGGCAGCCAATTAAAGCCGTGGCAAATGTTGACAAAAATGCGAAACAGAAGCGGGTGAAATCGGCCTATCGCGACGGCAAATTTCACCCGTTGTTTCAGGCGGTTGATGCATTCGAGCAAGCGGTGGCTGAAGGGGGCATTTCAGTTACATACGTAATACCCCCCTCACGCCCTACACAACCAACCAAAGTCATCTCTATCAATAAGCCACCCCAGACCAACAACAAGCCCAAGACCACACCCGAACAACTCACCGACAAAGAACGCGAACACTCCGACCGCTTCTGGCGTCAGTACAACATAGAAACCCCACACCTCACAAATCACCGCAAACCAGCCTTGTGGCGCGATCTGTCGGATCAGGCTCGCATCGAGTGGTTTCACCGCGCAATGCACTCCACGGGCAACCTGGCGGACTTTACGCTCAACCTATCGCCGGAGATAGAAGCAAAGGTGCGGGCAGCCAAGTCCGCTACCAAATACCTGGCCGATCGCCTTAACCGTGAGCTCAAAGCTGCACTTGGTCGGAAGGTCGATCTCTGGTTCGTGTTTGAGCTAACAGACCGGAAACGGCTGCATATTCATGGCGAGGTGAATCTCGCAGCCAAAGATTTCCAAGCAGCTCGAAAAGCCATGCGCCGGGCCGGTGGAGAATGGACGAAGAACCGTCAGCATCAAGTTAAGATTAGAGAAGCACCAACAGTGGTGTGGGCTAACTACTGCGCAAAAGAATCCTATAAGACCCAGCCAAAAGCCGGATATCTCTCGATCATTAAGAGGCCAATATCCGGTGATTGGTATTACGCATCAAACAATGTTCGCTCTGAATCATGTATATTCTACAACAAGCGTCGAACGAAACTTCTTTCTGAATACACAAATATCGTTATGATCGATTGATATAGTTTTTTAATATTGCATAAAAACAATATTTGATATATAGTTTACATGTTCATGAAACTCCAAATGAACAATCAACATAATGGCCGGTTTGGATTCGTCCTTTCCGGCCATTTATATCAGATAAGTCAATTTTGACTTACCTATCTATTTGATTTTATTTGATTTTTATTGTTGACATGAGAATCCACAAGATTCAGTTATAGCGCTCACCTCAACCAAGGAGAGCACAATGCTAACCGACACCTACCTTTCAGACACAACCTACCAGAACCTCATCGAAGCACTGCTGAAGCTCACACCTTCAGCGCTCGAGATCGAATGCACCGACCGGCTCAAGATGATCCTTGGCGAGACTGCCCGGATTTGGCCCGACAGCATTCGCAGCGATGAACCTGCCGGTTAGGCCGCGCCCTGTTTCGTTATGCTCTGAAGCTAACACTTGACAAATCGTTATGATTAGAACATAACGCTCCTTAATGGGAGAAAGTCATGGCACTCAGCAATGCAGAACGACAACGAAGGCATACCAAGCGCAAGCGGGAAGCTCAGAAGGCACCTGGCGATGCAGTGAGCAATCTTGCGTCGCGTCCATTTTCGGAATTCTACGCCGATGACGCGAACGTCGAAGACTTCGAAATCCCGCTATTGATAGCGAGCATTCCGATCCCGGACTTTTACCATGACGGGCCAGCAGAATTTGCGGATGAATTGAAATTCTCCGAACTGCCCGACGCTAGCAACTCACTCCAACGGGCAGAAATGACCGTGGCTTGCCTTATCGACGCTGCCAGCGGCTTGGCGGCGCTCATCAACAAACATAAACGCGAGGAAATAGACGCACAGCTTCAACTACATGCAAACTCACAACCCATCGACCCCGTCGCGGCCAAGGCGAAGGAAGCTGACATTGCTCGGCTGAAAAAGATGCTGGCCCGGCTAGATAAGCAGGTCCGGTGGTCATTTCCACAGTGGAAAGTGACGGGCGATTAGCCATTTAAAAAGGGACTGGCCAAGCAACGTTTCTCAGGCACCGCTTGGCCAGTCCACACATTAGAGACATCACCAACTTAGGAAACTTAGCGATGACAAACGACAATAACACACCATCCACACCCGCCACAATGCACAAGGATGCGCAGCTTGCGGAGAGTTTCAAGCTAGCAAGCTCGCGACACAACAAATTGCAGGACGCCTATTCGAAATATGAAGAAGTCTCCGAGCTTCACCGTTCCCACTTGGAAAATTGGGGGGGTGAATTGTTGATGGCAATAGGGGCCTTGGAGCCTGCCGGTAACGTGCCTGATGATCTGATGGCCATGGTAACCGCCTTCAATCTTCACAGCGCTCAATTGCAGAACGAACTTCGAAGCCCGCAACCGCTGAAATTGAGTTTTGAAGAACAGATAGAATGCACAAAAAGCTTATGCGATGAAATCGAGAAGCCTGAAATCCCCGTCAAGCGCATTCATGAACGTATGGAACGGAAACAGTTCAACAGCTTCATCAACGGCCTTCATGGGCGGACAGGAACCGAAGACACAATGGCCGACAGCATTTATGAAACGGATGAGTTCTTCGTCGAAATTTTCAACAGTTCTCCGTCCGGCCTCTTCATCGCGGCTCACTACAACAAATCGAACCTCGATTATCATGTTGTAGATGTTATTCGGACCCCCGATCCTGAGTTACAGGCTATGGAAATGAAGGGGACAGCATAATGCCGATGCCGAAGGACACGCCTGCCGTTTTCGAAGAAATCCTTGCCGACTACCTGCATGGCACCATTGACGCCGATACGGTTCGCAGTCGGGTCGCTGACGCCATCAAGACAGAACCCGGCTTGCAGAAGTTCAAAGATGAGCATTTGGCATGGACGGACTATGACGAAAGCGTTGTTTGGCTTCAATCCACCTAACTATCGCAAGCCCGCCGGTCTCATTCGGCGGGCTTACAGTTTTAGGATATTCTTTTCAATCATGAGTCGGCTAAGTTGGGAAGCATCCGCATGAGCAAGCAAAGTGATGAACGTGGCGTTGGAGATTGGCCTGCGATATCCGAAAATCACTGGTATACACTTGCTATTACCAGCGCGATATTCACGGCACTCGCTGTCCTATGCTCATTCCTTTGGATTTTCGCTGATGGGTTTGACCCCGAAAAAGACGTAAAGAGTGCGCAAGTGCTAGCTCCCTTCGGAGTCGCATTGTTCGCTCTTGTGACTTTTTGCACAGCAGGTTGGCGTGGTTCTATCAATACACGTCAGGCGAATCAGTCAGAAAACGAAGGTCGTGCAAAACTATTGCAGGAGGGTGCAAAGTTGCTTGCGGATGTCGAAAAACCGGCTCACGTCTCTGCGGGAATCGCTACACTCGGTGTTCTAATATCAGGTCCAGATAAGGGGTATGCTTTTCAAGGTATGAGCTTACTTGCAGATTTTGTAGAGGACCGAATGTCAGAAAATCATAGCAACCGTCATCGTTCTCAAATTTCTGGCGCGATGCGAAGCGGCGAGCAGAATGGTGTGAACACAGGGCGCGAAATCTCATTCGACTGCACCAACTATGATCCTGACAATCACTATGATGACGACTACGTCACTTATTGGAACTTTATCCCAGGATTCGCATCTATTCAGTACAAGAGTGGCATTTTCGATTACGACATTCACTATGAAATAGATAATCTCGACAATGTTAATTTCAATAATGTTGAAATTCGCGGATGGCGACCAGTAAATGTAGATGATCGGTTCTACCGGTGTAGTTTTTCGAATTGCGATATAGGTTCTGTTTCTTCCCTCATCGCGCTTAGAAATCACAAAGAATTTGAATTTTCGTTTGAAAATTGCGACTTCTCAGGTTGTATCATACATGTTCGCGAACTTGTTGAAATAGGTCTGAAGAAACAACATAACTACTATCTACGCGGTCGACCGCCTATCTTACTTGGTTTCGACGAGCCGATTGATTGGTCAAAAATACTGCTTTGCGAGGAAACGAAGCCGGATCGACACTTCCTGCTTTGA